TTATGGGATTATTTGGATGATTTATATTTTGGATCAGACAGATGGCTTGAATTAGCAAAAACAGGGTTTAAACCTACTGACAAAACTGCTTTGTACCTTCCCCGCCATGCTGCGGAATCGTTTGAGAATTGGCAGAGTAGGATTAATCAAAGTTACTATGATGATTTATTCGCTAAGGCTATTAGACAATTTGTAGGTTTGATATTTAAGAATGATGTTAATTTTACTTCTGATTTTGATGGTAGTGAGTTTATTTCTCATTACGAGAATTTGGATAATCATGGTGTTAATGGAGATGTATTTTTTAGACAAGTTGCTTTAATGGCGATGCGTTTGGGTCATTGTTTTATATTTATTGATTTACCTGTTATTAATGCTAAAAATTATCAAGAATACTCAGAATTATCACCTCGTCCTTACTGGTCTTTGATTTCCCCGCAAAATTTAATTAATTGGGAGTGTGAATTTATTGATAATAAGCTGGTTTTTACTCTGGCAGTTATCAAGGAAGAAATTTATGTAAGAGTTGGTGAGTTTGGTTATCAGAAAATTAATCAATATCGGGTTTATCGTCCTGGGTCTTATTTTATTTATAGGGAGGTTGATACTGATAACAAAACTGATAACAAGTTTGTTTTATATTCTTCTGGTGATTTTATTTCTGAATACGCTTATGTTCCCATTGTTCCTGTATTTGGCGGTTCTCGTTTGGATGATTGCGTTAGCGTTCCACCACTTAGGGGTTTAGCTGATAAGAATAGAGTTCTTTATCAACTAACGTCTGATCATAATCGCAAGGTTTCGCTATGTTGTCAGCCGGTGCCGGTTCTTAAGGATTCGATGAGAGGTGATGAACCTTTGGAAATTGGCCCAAATAGTTTTATTAATTTACGTGATCCTAACGGAAGTTTCCAATGGGTTGAGCCATTAGCCATGAGCTTGGAACAGAGTCGAAAAGATTTGAATGATTTGAGAGCCAGTATTAGCAATGATGCTGCGAATTTTTTAACTTCGCCATCTGATCGTCAAACCAGTGCGGCGACTTATTTGTTAGCTTCTCCAGTAGAGGCTAGTTTAGCGAGTTTTACTGCTAATTTTTCAGATGGCATTAATCAGGCGATTGCTATTCATAATCAGATGATTAATTGTGATTGTCAGGTTACAATTGTTCTTGATACTAAATTATTAGCCGCTTCTGATGCTCCTAAAAAAGAACAAGTTGCAATTGCGTTGCGGGGTTTATTTACTGATGGCGTGATTGGTCGTGAGACTACTTTAAAGGCTCTTGATAAGTTAAAATTATTTGATAATGACTTTAACCTTGAACAGGAATTAAAAGCAGATGACAGATACATTAAACTCTAGTGATGATAATTTACCCCCTTCTACACCATTGGGTGATACTGGGTTGGAGGCACTCAGAAAAGAGCGCGAGGAACGGAAAAAATTAGAACAGCAATTGAAGGATTTAAAGGGTAAAGCTGAAGCCGGGGATATTTTAGCAGGGGAGATTCAGGAGTATAAAACTAAGCTACAAACTAAGGAGGAAGAACATACTCAGAGCTTGGACCAATTAAGGGGGGAGAAATTAGCACTTGAGAAGATTATTACATCTTCAAAAATTGAATCTGAGTTTTTAAAAACTGCGGGGGAAATTCAGTTAAATTCTAAATATCAGGGTTTATTGCTTGATGCTCACAAGCATGAATTTACTGTACAGGATGGTGTGGTAAAAACTTCTGATGGCAAGACTGTGAAGGAGTGGCTAGAAAATCAGCGATCGCAATATCCTGAATTGTTTGATGCCCCAAAAACTTCTGGCTCTGGTATTGGTGGTAGTCGTTCTAATTCTTCAGGTAATCGTAAATCTGTAATTGATTCTTCCAATAATCAACAGTTTCTTGACAATTTGGATGGAATTATTGACGGTTCGGTGTCTGTTGAGCGATAATATTTTTGCAGCGGTTGCACCTTTTCCGCTACTCCTGCAATATATTTGAAAATTATATTTATTGGTGGCATTTCTCCTTAGACGTGCCACTTTATTATTTGACGCTAAATAAAAATAGTTTATACTTAGATTGCTAAGGTGCGATACCTGGCGGCGCGATGCCTTGCACACTTTTTAAGATTTTGAACAATGGCAAATACTATTAACTCTCTCTTAGTTGATCGGATTTATGCAATGGGGCTAAAGGCTCTACGTCGCCAAACTGCATTACTTCGTTACGTGACAACTTACGAGAAGGAGGTAATGGATAACAGTTTTAGGGGTGATACTGTTGTTGTTCCAATTCCTTCTCAACGGTCTGATTCTGACGTTACTGATGTAGTACCATCGAATACTCCACCTGCACCTTCTGACATTACTCCTCGTTATGCTTCTGTTACCTTGAGCAATTGGAAAAAGGTAAATTTTTCACTAACAGATTTTGAGGTTTCTAAGCTCTCTGCCGGTACGATGTCAGATGAGTTTAGCGGTGCTATTGATGTTTTGTCCGGTAATATTATTCGCTCCGTGATGGCGAATTACAAAGGCATTTACCAGTACGCTGGTACTGCTGGTACTACTCCTTTTGCATCTAATACTTCTGTTGTCCAAAGTGCTAGAAAATTATTGAATAAGGCTGGCGTGCCTATGGAGAATCGGGCTGTTATTCTCAATTTTGATGCTGATGCTAACGCTATTGGGCTTTCACTTTTCCAGCAATATTTACAAAAAGGTGATAGAGAAACATTGAGAGAGGGTATTATTAAGCGGGCTTTGGGATTTGACTGGGATGTGGATGGATATTTACCAACTTTCACTGGTGGAACTCTTAGTAATGGTACAGGCAAACTAGCCAAAATCAATGACGCTTCTGTTGTTGTTGGTGATACATCTGTTCCTATGGATGATACAAGTTTAACTGGTACTCTCGTAGTTGGTGATTTGTTTACTGTCGCTGGCGATACTCAACAATATACTGTTACTGCTAACGTTACAGCTTCTAGTAATGCTTTAGCGTCTGTAAGCTTTGATCCTTCGGCTAAGGTTGCATGGGCTGACAATGCGGTTGTAACCTTTGTGGCTTCTCACGATGTTGCGGGTTTGGCACTTCACAAACAAGCGATCGCTTTTGCTAGTAAGCCTTTGGATGATGTGACTTTAGAGGGCGGCTCTCAGATTCGTCAAATACCTGATCCTGTTTCTGGCTTAACTTTGTGCTTAGAAATTACTCGGCAGTATAAACAGACTGTCGCCGAGTTTTCTTGCTTGTGGGGTTCCACCCTCGCTCGCCCTGAATGTGCGGTTAGGATACTGGGGTAATAAATTATGGCTGCAATTTCAACTGTAAAAATTCAAGATGGGGACGATTACACCATTATTAATGAGCGTGATTTTGATCCTGGGATTCATCAGATTTATGTTAAGAAATCCAAGAAATTCAGGAAAACTTTAGTCTCTGATCTTGTTTCTGGTGATGCTGTGACTGATGGTGATGGTGTGACTGATGGTGATGGTGTCAATAATGAGGGGTAAAATGAAATTTGATGATTCTCATTTGCAACTTTTATTAACTTTAATGGCGATTGCCTCGGGTTTTTATCGGCTTGTCAAGATTGAGACAACTATACATTCAAAAATTGATAAACTACAATCTGATTTTAATGTTTATGTTGTTCGGAATACTGGTGATTTAGCTTTAATCAGGAGAGATGTTTCTCTCGTTTTGGAAAAATTAGACAGTTGATTTATGGCTAAATCTAAATTAAGTAAAAAGGATATGCCTTGTAATAAGCCGAAAGCTACACCTACTCATTCTAAAAAATCTCATGTCGTTAAGGCTTGCGATTCTGGAGTTGAAAAGATTATTAGATTTGGTGAACAGGGTGCAAAAACTGCGGGTAAACCTAAAAAGGGAGAGTCCGAAGCTACTAAATTGAAACGAAAATCTTTCAAAGCCCGTCATGCTAAAAATATTGCCAAAGGTAAAATGAGCGCGGCATATTGGGCGGATAAAGTTAAATGGTAACGTGGGTTTA